CAATTTATTTATTTGGCCGATACCTGATGCGACTTACACAATTCATATGATTTGTGAGTCTGATTTGGGATGGCCGAATACGCTTGATAGCGTATTTACAATGCCTGAAGAATATGCAGAAGCAGTACATTATAATTTAGCATTGCGCATCTGTTCTATGTATCAAGTCGATCCTAAGCCTTCAACAGGCGGATTAGCTAAGGTTGCATTGAATACAATTAAAATGAACAATACTCAAATTCCAGAAATGCAAATGCCGCCTGGATTAAGACAAGGTAAGGCATTTAGTCTATGGAATCCCGACGGGTATGTTTGGTTATTTACAATCGGAAGTTTAGTAAAATTTTTTCTTGGAAACGGAGGCTTTATATAGTAGACATAATTATTTTAAAAATCTTAAAGTAATATGTTTATTATAGTAAGATATGAGATAGGTTGTACCGGCAACCTTAAAGAATAAAGTTATGTGCTCCTGCAATATATAACTTTATTCACCGGGTTAAATTTTTAAGAAAAGGAAATTTTACTATGTCAAATTTTATTGATCAACATACGTTTAACGCTTGGGATAACGATACGTTTAACGCTTGGGATAACGAATTAAATAAAGACGATGGAAGAAAATATACAAATTCTCATATTCATAATGAAATTATTCGTATTCCAGTTATAATTACAAAAGAAGAAAAAAAATTAAAACTTATTGATAAATATAAAACTTGGGGCAATAAATATTTTACCGAAGAAGAAAAAGAGTGGTTTGCGACTTCAGAATTTGATGATTGTAGATTTGATATTTTATATTCTGAAGCTTTGAGTATTAATTGGATGTTTGATAATGCATCTGAGAAAGTCAAACTTAAATATAGAGAAGTTGGTTATTTCGGCTAATGAAAACTCCGTTAGTTGGCAATCCTTATCAAGGACGTTCTCCGATTGCCAGCGCGCAAACGGCTATAAACCTTTACGCCGAGAGCAATGCCGAAAGCCAACAATCCCCTTTTCCATTTACCGAATATCCCACACCAGGAACATTATTATTTACAACGGCTGTGGTTCCACAAGGTGCCAATGGTAAATGCCGTTGTCTCTATCGAACGTCAATTGATACTGCTTATGTTGTCATTGGTCCGACTGTTTACTTTATGGCGACCAATGGTGCTCTTGTATTTGTGGGCAGCATTGCGGATCAACCTAATCAAGTATATATGGCCGATAATGGTCAAGTTGTTATATTGGTTGATGGAACAACTAGCGGTTATGCTATTGATATTAATGCTAATACTTTTGGCGATATTATCGATCCTAGTTTTTATGGTGCTGATTTTGTTCTTTTTCTTGATACATTTTTTGTATTTAATCGCCCGAAGACCAATCAATTTTACATTTCCCTTTCGTTAATCTCTTATGCACAAGCTGTTGGAATTGCAATCGGCACAGGTTCAATAACTGCTGCCGGTGGCTTATATACAAACGGAACATATCAAACTGTTCCTTTGACTGGTGGTTCGGGTGTTGGCGCAACAGCGAATATAATTGTTAGCGGGGCAGTTGTAACTGGAGTTACGATAGATAATCCAGGACAAGGTTATATTGTTGGTGATGTTCTATCGGCATTAGCTGCAAATATCGGTGGAACTGGTGCAGGATTTCAATGGACGGTTGATAGTTTTGAATTAGCTTTTGATCCTCTAGATATTGCCGCTAAATCTGGTTCGGCTGATCCTATTATTGCATTACTTGCAACGCATCAAAATCTTTGGTTGATTGGTGCTCTAACAACTGAAATTTGGATTGGTACTGGCGCAGCCGATTTTTTCTTTCAACAAGTTCAGGGTGCTTATATTGATCATGGCTGCGTTGCACCTTATTCGGCCAATAATCAAGATGTTTTAACATTTTGGTTAATGCAAGATCGACAAGGGCAAGGAATTATTGTTAAGGGTGTTGGATATGATATTGAAGAAATATCAACACCTTATATTGTAGCTCAAATTAATAGTTATCAAACGATAACTGATGCAATAGGATTTTGTTTTCAAGTTGCCGATCATGCTTTTTATGCTTTGGTATTTCCGACTGCAAATCACGCTTGGTTATATGATTTGAAAAGTAAACAATGGTGTGAATGGCTTTATACTGATGATGATGGTAATTTTAATCGACCGTTAGCTAATTGTGCTATGTTCTGGCAAGAGAAAAATATTGTTGGTGATTTTGCAAATGGAAATATTTATATATTAGACTTTAATACTTATACAGATAATGCACAACCGATAAGTCGCGTTCGCACCTTTCCTCATATGCTTGAAGATGGTGATCGCGTTATTTATAAACAATTTATCGCCTCAATGCAAGTTGGAACGGCCGCGCCACAAGAGCCTGATGTTGACTTCCCAATCTTTTTAAGTTTTAGTGATGACGGTGGAATTACGTACGGCCAGCCTATAGAGCAAAGCCTAGGCGAAGGTGGTCAGTTTTTAACGCAACCATCTTGGTGGCGTCTCGGCATGGCGAGGGATCGTGTATTTAAGCTTTCGTGGTCAGCACCGTTTAAGACGGCTTTGAATGGCGCATTTATTGAATATGAGAAGTTGAGAAGTTAAAATGGTAAAAGTATATGATATGAAAACCGATAGCTTTATTGAATTAACACAAGAAAAATTCGACCAAATTGAAGCAATGGGAATTTCAGATTCTAAACGAAAAGCTTTAATTAAAGCAATTTGTGATTTATCAATAGAAGAATTTGATAAGAAATTTAAATTTTTATATGATATTGTTATTCCACCTCCTAGATTTAAGACACCTTTGAATAGTGCATTTATTGAATATGAAAAGCTAAGGAGTTAAAATGATAAACGCACAAATTTATAAATCAGTTGATGAAATTGATACGGGATTTAAAAAACATATAGATGTTCCTGTTGATAGTCCCGGAATTAAGCCGAAAGATATCGAAGCAATAGAAAAAATGTTAGGACGAGAAGGCAAATGGAAATGGTTTAATGTTACCGGACTAGGTTTTGATAAAAATTGGTTAGCTGTTTACGGATATTAAATGGCTCTAATAATTCCACGACTTGACGCAAGGTTGGTTGACAATTCTGGATTAGCGTTGCCACCATGGACAACATTTTTTCAACAATTCGTACAAGCGCCGAGTGCGGCAGTCAGTCTTATTGTGGGTACGTCACCATTTAATTATTCAGCTAAAGAACCAGGACAAGTTGCTGTTATCGACGGAACAGTTTCGGCTATCGCATTAATTCGAGGAACTATCAATATCGATGTTACCGGAGTTAAGTTAATTCCGATGGCAATTAAAGATATTTTGAAAGTCACTTACTCAGTATTGCCGGTGATACAATTTTTGCCAAATCTTTAGTATCGGTTTGCGATGTAAAATGATTACAGATAAATTAACAAATAGACAAAAGGACGTATTAAAATTAGCTATTGAAGGATTAACTTCAAAAGAAATAGGTAAACTTTTAAAGCTTTCATATAGAACTATCGAAACTCATAAAACACATATGTTGCATGTAACTGATAGTCGAAATTTAATTCATCTTATTGGAAAGTTATATCGTGAACGATATACAAATATTTAACGAGTCGTCTATATTTAATGAATTAAATACTCGTGAGAAAGTAAATGCTCTAGAAATATTAATGCGTCAACAGCCGCAAATTGAATTAGAAGTTAAAAATTATTTTGCTTATAGAACTTATATTCGCGAGTTATATATTCCACAAGGTGTTATGTTAACTGGTAAAATTCACAAATATAGTCAATTTAATATTCTGATTAAAGGTGAAATGTCGGTATTGGTTGGTGATGAAGTTAAACGAATTAAGGCACCATTTCATATTATTTCTGAAGCTGGAACTAAACGTATTGCAATAGCTCACGAAGATTGTATTTGGATTACTATTCACGGAACACATGAGACTGATATTAATAAAATTGAATCATTCTTTATTGCTCAAAACGAAGTCGAATATTTAGAATTTTGCAGTCAATTAAAATTATTGGAGAACATAGAATAATGTCTGTAAAAGTGTATAATTGTAATACTGACGAAATGGTTGATGTTACACAAGAATGGTGTGATAGTGCCCAAATGGCTATGAATAAAATGCATAAAAGAAATGAAGTTATTAAAATGGTAACAGCGTTAAATATTATAGATGATAAAGAATTAATTGATGAACTTCATACTATTTTATGGAAAGCTAAAAATAATAATACTATTTTACGGAAAGCTAAATAACATGGCATGGGTAGCTACAGCTATTTTAGGTGCCGGTCTTGTATCGGCTGGCGCAACAGCTTATGCTGCTAATAAAGCGTCTAGTGCTCAAACCGATGCAGCTAATAC